TTTTATACGGAGAGTTCGCTGAATTTACGTCATAAACCCCTAATATGACATCAGGTACATCTAAGTCTGATATATATCCGTAGGTGCTACCTAAATTACTATTGTGAGAGTACATACACTGTGTTATAATTCAATTGCTTAGAAAGAATTATAAACCAGTTGGACGGTGAAAAATTTTCAACAGAACAAAAACATATGTTTTCCGCGGAGACAATGCTTGCATTGTTTCCGTATTTTTTATTGCAGTAATAGTTGAATGATATTATCATGAGTTTTTACAGTATGGTGGACTTGACTGTAAAAACTCATGATACATAATAAAAGAATGTAAACACGCTAGTTTTTCGGTCAAATACAATCTTTTTAAGAACCCGTCTCAAAGCATTCCCTTTATCTTCGTTGCTTACGTTTGGATCCAGAACGAAATCATAAATGGTGGCGATTTCGGCCAAAAGTTTTTGCTTATGAGCAATTTGATTGGAAAAGTCAGGCTGTTCTTGATGCAGACGTTCCAAACTGGTTAATAAGCTTTTACGTTCGGCTTGTAACCGACATTTATTGTCTTTATATTCTTCCAGAGTATCAACTTCATTTTCATACGCTTCTTTGATTCTCCGTTCTTTTGTCTCTAAACGGGTAAGAGCTTCCAGTATCAGAGCCTCTTCACTCTGATTTTGAATATCAGCAGAAGGAACATATTCATAGTTGATAGACTGCGTATCGATTGCAGATTTTAATGAATCCAACACAGCTTTTTCGGCGATTCGTGCAGATACGCTGCAAGAATCTGGGTGGAATCCTTTTGAGTATCTCCAGCATTGGAAAAAGTCAGGCCGCTTTTTCTGATCTTTGGATCGACAGAAGCCAAGACTTGAACCACAGGTTCCACACTTTAAAAGACCAGATAACCAATGGGCAGTGGAGGAAGCTTCTCGCCGCTGTTTGGGGTGATATTCTGCATTTATCCGTTCCTGAACGGAATCAAAAATAGAGGCTACAGAGGGAATCAATTCGTGGGATCCTGTAAATTTGATTCCGTTCCAACACACCTCACCTTTATAAAAGGGGTTGGTGAGGATTCCGTGTACTGTACGTCTCCCAAATGCGTTTCCACGGCGGGTAACATGACCTTGTTTGTTTAGGTTGCGGGCAATGTAAGTCATATCTTTACCCTGATTATAAGATTGGAAGATATACTCCACCAGAGGAACGGCCTTTGGGTCTAAAACAAAAGGTTTACCTTCACCAATAGCCTGATAGCCCAAGCAGGGAGTTGCCTGATAACCGGATCGGAGCGCTTTTTCTGTCATACCGCGCAGGACTTCTCCAGAAAGGTTGTAAGAATAATATTCATCGAACCATTCAATGATGGTTTCGATTAGACGTCCGAACATACCCTCCATAATGGGTTCGGAGACACTTTTAATCTCCACACCGCATTTTTTACGTAGGATGCCTTTGTAAAAGGTACTTTCTTCCTGATTCCGTGCAAAACGTGAGAACTTCCACAGATACAGGCGTTTAAAAGGTGAAGGCTTCTGTGATTTAGCTGTAGCGATCATCTTTTGGAATTCCGGCCGGTTACTGGCCTTTCTTCCAGATATACCTTTGTGCTCTATAAAAATATACTCAGTTGGTATAAAAAAGCCGTCTTTTTTAGCTTCTTCTTGGATCACACGCACCTGTGCATCTGGTGACAGCTCTGTCTGATCATCTGTACTTACACGGATGTAAGCAGCTCCGATTTCTAAGAAAGATTCAGCGTTTTTTGCAGTCATAATATTGCCTCCTGATTAAAATTTATTAAAAAAGGGTATAAAAAATACACCTCTTGTGCAGGTGCCACTGAAATGGTATAATCTGGAATGGAGTGGATTATATCTTTCAGTATACCTGATAAGAGTGATCTATGTTAAAGCGGTTCCTGTTAGCGCAGGGATCGCTTTTGTTTTCATAGTTAATTTTTGCTTTCTAGTTGTTGAACTTCTTTAGAATATTGATCAACTAATTTTAAAAACTCAAAATACCAATCAGGCACTTTATACTTTCTGGCTTTGTATGGAATGCATCGTTCGCATGGAGCATATTTCTGCGCAGCAATAAAAAGGTGAATAGGTTTTGTTGCTTCAGAACAACCAAACTGTCGATGATAACATTTACCGTTGCGAGAAATATAAACCCGCATATGTTTTTCTACAGTGGGCTGGACATAATAATGAGGTAAATAATTGCTGTCAAATGTAACCCCGCTTGGTACCCCGGCTTCATATAAAAGTTCCTTGGGGAAAGGGAGTGCATCAACCGTAAGTGTTTGTAACTGATTTTGAAAAAATTGATTTTGTTCTTCCTGCTGAGTTAAAGCACACACTACTTTTTGGGTTGCATTTTGAGCCTTTGCAAGATCAGTTTTTAAAATACTAATTTGAAGTTGTAAAGATTCTATTTCATGGATTTTTACAAGTTTTTCATACTCCACGGAATGTAAGTAATCCTTTGTATTTTTTAATTCTTGTTGTAAAGCAGAAATCTCAGTTCTTAATTCATTAGAAGTTTGAATTAATTCGTTTTTTTCGGATTCCATTTGATTAATCTTCTGAACCCAGTTAGTGCTTTTTAAAGCAGTGTACTCAGATTCAATGTCCTCTTTTTCTTTGCACACTACAGATAATTGCAAAGAATGTTTTTTATTAATCTTAAATAAGTAATAAAGAATAAGAAAAATGAGGATACTAAACACACATACCAATATTTTAAATCCGAATAGTTGATTTTTATTATTTGTCCATTCAATTTTACTGGGAGAAGAATTTGCAGTTTCTTTGTAATAAAGAGATTCTTCCGGTGGAGCAGAGTTTTCAGATGGAACTACGTCTTCGGATTGAGTGGGCATATATGGACAGATGCCATTAGGATGCAAGTGGGCTGGTTTACCGTGATGATAATGATAGGTTCCAGTATTGTGATCATAATGACCGCCGTGCGAATCTGTTCGCCCGGGATGCCCAAATACATTATATGGAACAAATAATAAAATACAGGAAACGAAATAAATTAACATTAGATATCGTTTATGTCTCATAGCATTTACCTATATTATACTGGATTGTTATTTATCTTTTTTGTTTATAATATCGTTATAGGCACTAAAAAAGTGTAACAATAGTAAACTCCTTTTGTAAATGTAATGAAAGGAGTAATTGATTGACAGGCACGATTAGCTATAATTTATACGTATTACGGGTGGAGCGAAAGTTGTCTATTAGAAAACTTTCAGAGTTATCCGGAATAAGTAAATCACAGATTAATAATATCGAGAATGGGAAACAAAATCCCACTGTATATACATTATGCTGTCTAGCAGAGGCATTAAATGTATCACCGTATGATCTGTTTACTTACTGTCCATCATAGTGGACAAATCTTCCTAAATCCACACAAAGTCTATGCCGCACTGTATAATTGTATTAACAGCCAACTAACTGTAGAGAAAGGAAGGTACATATGATGAACACGAATCATGTCAAACAATTTCTTGTCCAAAACATAATGAGCATGGATCAGTCAGATACCTTATTTCTTCAACAGCTGTTTACGCTGTTGAAACGGTATCTGGAGAGAAGAGGGCATTAGCCCTCTTTTTTGGGGGCTAAATCTTTCAAAATATTATCAGCAAGTTCATTAATTGCCTGCTTTGATTTAGGGCTTAGTGCTTGGTAACCCTTCATGATTTCGATAATGATATCATAAAAAGCATCTTTATTTGAATCTAACATAGAAGCAACCAGCGCAGCAGTTTCGTTTTCTTCCGGGAGTTCTAAGAACATAGATCCTTCCCCAGTTCTAAACCAAGATTCATTGACTTTAAATTCTCTACAAATTGATATAATCATCTGTTCAGTCAAATTGCGTTCGCCTTTTTCAAGACGACCAACAGCAGATCGTGTTATTCCTACTTTTTTCCCAAATTCCTCTAAGGTGATATTTAAAACGGAACGTAATTGTTTTAAGCGCTCATTCATAAGTTTTTTCCTCCTTTATATGGATAGAGTAGCATAAAAAGGGGTCAAAGTCAACAAAATAATATTGACAAACGGGACTAAGACCCGTATAATGTAACCATAGACAACAAGAAAGGAGAAAAAACAACCATGGAAGAAAAGAAAAACAAAATGATCGTGGAAATGGTAGAGAAACTGCGCCAGATGGATAGTAACAGCTTAGTTATCATGAAGGCATCTGTAGATATCCTGGCAGCAAAGGAGCGCCTGGACAAAGAAGAGGCGAAAACGGCATAGAGCCAAGCAACAAGTACATGCTCTAATGCATAAAGATGTTAAGAAAGGAGGCGTTGGATGAAGAAAGAGTACACAATAGTCAATCTGGTAGAGATTGACGGTAAAGTTTTAAATTTAGAAGAACTTCCACCAGAACAGCGAAAGCAGCTGGCGTTGAAGTGGCAGGATAAGATCATGCAGCCTGCGGGATACATAAGAAAGACCGCCTAAGAGCGGCCTGGTGGACAAGTTGAGAAAAGGAAGGAATGTAAAGATGGATACAGATTACTATAGACGGCTCTTCCATGGAGCAAAGGAAGCATGTGAGGATTGGAAATATCGCTGCTGGATCATGGAGGCAATCGCGCTTATTTCCATACTTTGTAACATTTGGCAGGCATGCAGATGAGGAAGTGGAATAAATGCCGCAAATGTGGCTGCTTTCTGGATCCGGGAGAAGGAAGTATCTGCGATGATTGCAGAAGAGCACAAGAAAAGGTAAAGATAGTACCGACCATTCAGGAACATGGCGGACAGTACCGGTTGTTTTTGAAACCAGATAAAAAAGAATAAAGCCCTGGTATGGGATTGGAGAACCGGGGCTTTACTCAATATCAAAAATCATGCAAGGAGATTATACCATCCAAAGAGCTGGATGCGCAAGTGAAATATGAAAAAAGGAATAATTACTGAATATAACGAATATTGCCTGTTTTGCGGCAGGCCAGTTGAAGCAAAGCATCACCTGATCGGAGGACCGAACAGGAAAAAGGCAGAGGAAGACGGACTGAAAATCCCGTGTTGCAATAACTGCCATAACATAGGAGATGTGCTTACGCGGATTCATGGAAATCCAATGGCGGAAGCAATGTCTAAGATGATGGGACAACTTGCTTGGGAGAAACATGCGGTTGCAGGCGGAAAAACAGAAAAAGAAGCCAGGGAAGCGTTCCGTAGCAGATACGGGATCAGCTACCTGTAGGAGACTATATGGAAGATCATAAGGTTAGAGCAGAATATAGAGAAAAAGGCAGAAAAAGAAAAGAAGCGGAACTGATCGACATGGAAAAGCACCCATCACCGATGAGTGAAAGCTTCAGAAGACCGGCATACGCTGGAACGGCGCTGTGTCCGGATCCAACCCGTAGAGGGAAACAATTGGTATCTCGCCCTAAAAAGGGCTGATACATATAGAAACTTGTGGTCAGCAGAATATGTCACTACCCAATCTATTATACCCAGTATACTACTGACCGAAAGGGCCGGGAACCTATCAAATGTCCTCCAAATCCCGGCCCGAAAGGAGGGACCATGTACAACAAAGGAAGGAAAACAAATGAATATAAAAAGAGATAAAACCTATCAGGCCAGGATGGATGGCCTCAAATATGCCCTGGAAATAGTAGAAAGGGGCGGGATAGAAGAATTAAAGAAGGAGATCAGGGTTAGAAATGCCCATTTCATTCCGCTGGAAGTATCAGCAAAAAAGGCGAATGAGATAAGCCAGGTCTTGGCAAACCGAATATTGGCGACATTTACCCCAACGGTGATGTTTTCGCTGAATCAGGAGTTCCACTTTGGAAAGGACAGGCTGCTGAGGTGGAAAGATGCTTTTATTAATCTGTGCAACATGATGGATGCAATAGACCCGTTTGGTTGCCAGTATGAAACAGCCAGGGACTATGCGGAAGTTTTAAAGCAGAAATATGGTATTGAATTTGATTGGGACAGCATCGATGAGGTTATCGGACTGAACCAGAAAAAGCGAGGGCAGATGTGTGATATTGATTATGTAATTAGCTTCCTGGAAGAAAAAGGCCAGAAGAAAGCAGCGCAGTTGATCCGGGAATATGGAAAAAGATAAAGGAGACAAAATGTATTTGAAAAAAACAGAGCTGGAACAGGCTTTGAGAGAAAATATGCAGTCAACGCTAGAAAGCTATGGCGGAGACAGCATAGCAGAGGATGCCATTTGCTTTTGCTATGATTCAATGCTGGCAGTAATTAAACAGCTGGCAAAAGACAAGAGAGAGATAATGTCAGAGGAAGAATTGGTGCTGTTACTCTGCATTGTGCAGGATGATACGCGCCATCAACATCAAGATCTTGAAATGTGTAAGGTGCATGGTCTTGATGCAGCAGAAACAGTGAAAAGCCGCATTGTTAAAAATGCGGCGCTTGAAAAGAAACTCAAACAACTGATTGCGGAGGGAACCATCAGATGAATGATCCGAAGAAAACATCCGTACCGGTCTGCTGCATCTGCCAGAAGGTGATCAATGGGGATGCAGAGTGGGTCAAGACAAAGAGAGGGACGGTGTTGTACATGCATAGAGAGTGCGTGAGAAAGTTGAGTAAAGCTAGGAGATTACGGGGGTAATGCCATGATTAACGGTGAGCTGATAGTAGATAATTTTGCAGGCGGTGGAGGGGCTAGCACTGGCATAGAGGACGCAACCGGTTGCTGTGTCGACATTGCCATCAATCATGATCCAGAAGCAATTAAGATGCATAAAGCAAATCATCCGTATACAGAGCATTACTGCGAGGATGTTTGGCAGGTGGATCCGGTAAAGGCGTGCAAAGGGCATCCGGTTGGCCTAGCATGGTTCTCGCCGGACTGTAAGCATTTCAGCAAGGCAAAAGGTGGTAAGCCGAAGGACAAGTTTATTCGCGGCCTTGCGTGGGTTGCCTGTCGCTGGGCCGGGCTGGTTCGGCCAAGAGTCATTATGCTAGAAAACGTAGAAGAGTTTAAAACGTGGGGACCATTAAACCGCGGGCATCATCCAATCAAAAACAAACAGGGCAAGACATTTGAGAAGTTCGTGCAGCAGCTTATGGATTTGGGCTATGAAGTTCAGTACCGAGAGCTGATCGCAGCGGACTACGGTGCGCCGACCATGCGGAAACGATTCTTTTTGATTGCTCGCTGTGACAGTGAGCCGATTGTCTGGCCAAAACCGACACATGCGCCGGCAGACAGCGAAAAGGTAAAAGCAAGACTTCTTAAACCATATGTTGGAGCATATACACAACTCGATTTTTCCTTGCCGTGTCCAAGCGTTTTTGACACAGCGGAAGAAATCAAGAAAAAGTATGGGATCCGCGCGGTGCGCCCGCTTGCCAGAAAGACGATGGATCGAATCGCAAGAGGGGTGAAAAAGTTCGTGCTGGATAATCCAGATCCGTTCATCATCGAGGACGAATCAGAAGACATAAAAATGCCGATTCTGATTCAATACCATTCAGAAACAACAAAAGATGAAGTCCGCGGGCAGGGCATTGAAGATCCGATCATGACAGTGGACAGCTCGAATCGTTATGGTCTTGTGACATCCTTTATCAGCAAGTTTTACAAAAGCGGAACAGGACAGGATATGCGGGAACCTTTGCATACGATCACTGCTGGAGATGGACATTTTGGAGAGGTAAGAGCCTTTTTGACAAAGTATTATGGATCAGGCACCGGACAGGATATAAAAGAGCCGCTTGATACGATCACAGCGCAGGATAGATTCGGTCTTGTAACTATATACGGCACTGAATACCAGATTGTTGATATTGGTCTGCGGATGCTGGAGCCGAAGGAGTTGTATGGGTGCCAAGGATTTCCGGAAGACTACATAATTGACCGAGACTGCGAAGGAAAGGCATATCCCCGAGCCGAACAGGTGCGACGATGTGGGAATGCAGTTTGTCCGCCGATACCTACGGCACTGGTGAGGGCGAATCTGAAAGAGCTGTGTGTTGCTAAGCGATTGCCGAATTGCCGGACGGACCGCTTGGAAGAAGATATAGATGGGCAGTTGAGATTTGCATAAAATTAAAATTTAGGAGAAAAGATGGATTTAGAACAAAAAGCAATCGAAAGGATCAAGCTGGCGTCTGAAATGAGCCTGCGCCATTATCGCGCGCCGGTTGTATGTACATATTCCGGGGGAAAAGATTCAGATGTTATTCTGGAACTTTTTAAAAGGTCCGGTGTTCCGTTCGAAGTACATCACAGCCATACAACCATAGATGCGCCGCAGACAGTTTATCATATTAGAAAAGTATTCAAAAAATTAGAGTCGAATGGAATTAAATGTACAATCCAATACCCGGCCCTTTCGATGTGGCAGTTGATTGTAAAAAAGAAAATGCCGCCAACCAGGACGGCGAGATATTGTTGTGCATACCTGAAAGAAGACGCTTGTAAAAACAGAATGATAGCGACAGGCGTGCGGTGGGATGAAAGCAGCGCAAGGGCTGATAGGGGAGAGTATGAGGTATTAGGGAAAACTAAAAAAGATAGGATAAAAATATCTGATTCGGAAATGTCGGAAAATCAAGGGGAAACCGAAGAATTTGAGCAGATGACAATTCCGGGTATTTCAGAAATTATGCTGATGAATGATAACTCAAAGAAAAGAAAATTCATCGAAAAATGCGAGTTAAAAGCCAAAACCGTTTGCAATCCAATAATAGAGTGGACGGACTACGATATAGCACGCTTCATTGCTGGTGAAGGAATTCATATCAATCCGCTTTATAACATGGGTTTTTCAAGATGTGGTTGCGTAGGCTGTCCGATGGCAGGAAAAAACAGATATTTTGAATTTTCCATGTTCCCGACATACAAGCGAGCGTATATCAGAGCTTTTGACAAAATGCTGGAAGTGATGAGGAATGATGGAACAGGAAGAAAACCTAGGTGGAAAGACGGGAATGACGTTTTTAGCTGGTGGATGGAAGAAAGGGACACACCTGGACAACTGAGCTTTGAAGGGTATGAGTGAGCTAAACTGAAAGTTAAGATTGAGGTGAAAGTAAATAATGAAGAGTTTACAGCTATATGTGTGCGAACATTGCGGAACGAAGTACAAAGATAAGAATGAATGTAAAAAATGTGAGGATAGTCATAAGGTTGCGTTGGAAATTCATGATATGAGGTTCCATGCTTGCAAAGATAGTGATAACTATCCTGATAAGGTAGAATTGAAAATGGCTGATGGCAAGATGGTTTGGTATCATCGGTAAACTGAAATAACCCAAAATTTAATAAGCATACGGAAAGGGAGGTAGTGATATGGCAAGACCGAAGAAGAAAGCAGAAGATAAAGCCGTCAGACAGAGCGTGAGCATGGATCCTGTGCAGCTCCGGCAAGTAGTGGCTTACTGCCAGAAGAATGAAAGAACCATAGCGTGGCTGATAAAAAAGGCTGTTGCAGCCTTCCTGGAGGCAGAGGATAAAGTTGCATAAAATTAATAACGTTATGCAGTAAAACTGAAATTTAGTGGAGATACAGCCATGTGGAAAAAAGTAAACCCGGGCATGGAGTACGTTATAGCAGCCATGCGCCGGATAGCTGCGGAAAGGGGAAAAGAATGTCATGCTACTACGACAACGGGACAGGTTGGTGTAACGGGCAAAAGAAAGCTAGAGGTGGCTACTATAGGATCTGCTGGGGATGCTCGAAGCTTGTAACCAAGAAAAAAGAAGAAAAACCAGTAAAAGACAGAGCAAAGAGAAGTTTGTTAAAAGACTGGGACGAGATTGTAAAACGCCTCAAACGGAGTGGCTATAATTTGTCTACGATATATCTGACAGCAAAAAAAGAAGAAGGAGATTAGATGAGGACAAGAGAAGCTAAGTTATCTGACTACAACGTGCCAAAAGAGGACGAATCACAACTTGACCTATATTGCAGGAGTCCGGATCCTGAGATAAAAATCATACTATTTGGCTGTGCGATATCAAAAGCGCCAGGGCTTGAAATCCAGACATATGATAGTCTGGTGACCGGAGATGGATATTATACGTTGATCCGGCGCGGGAGAGATATTCCGGCAAAGGCAGATGACTTTTATGGATACCGGAGGAAAGTAAAAGCAGAATTTTACCACAGACTTAAGCTTTTTGGCTTTTGGAAATATAAACATGTATAAAGGGAGCTAGACAATGACACAAAAAAATAAGTGGTGGACACCCGCCAAGATGTTACCGCCACTTACCTGATCTGCTTAGGTCCATTGTATCAGACCTTTGCAGATTCTGCAAGAGGGAGGATTACTATGGGCCATAATATCAAAAGAGAAATCGTTGATA